TGCACGGCATCCCCTCGGACTGGCACAACGAAACGTCGATGGTCACCACGTGGCCGAACGGCTCGCGCGTGATGTTCGGCGGCACGGATGACCTGTCGAACGTGCGCAAGTTCCTGGGCAACTCGCTGCGAAACTACGGCATCGTCATCATCGACGAGGCCCAGGACCAGCCGCCCCAGGTGCTGCGGTACATCCTGAACACGCTGCTGCCCCCGATGCTGGGGCCCAAGTCGCGGGTGATCCTGTCCGGCGTGCTACCCGACGTCCCGGCCGGCCCGTTCTACGACTTGGCGCACCCGGGCGGACTCGGCGGGAAGAAGTGCACCTGCACCGGCTGGCGTCACCACGAATGGGGCCGCGCCGCGAACATCCACACGCCCGAGGCAATGGAGCAGCTCGCGAAGTACATGCGAGATCACAACCTCACCGAGGATGACCCGCAGATCCAGCGCGACTGGTTCATGAAGCGCGTCTGGGACACCAGCGCCACCGCGTACCGCTACCGCCAGGAGCTGAACGGCTACGTGGCGGTCACGCCCGACTGGTTCAAGAACGTGGATTGGGAGCACGGCAAGGCGCGCGCCGCCGTCCCGCACGCTGGCATCGACCAGTTCGCGTTTGGCATCGACCCGGGCGGCGGCGACCGCACCAGCATCGTGGGGTGGGGGTGGGGCGAGCACACGCACGAGATCCAGCACGTCTTCGAGTGGGTCACGCCGCGCGACACCCCGGTGCCGCTGTCCGAAATCGCCTCGACGCTGGCTGTCGCGGTGGAGCACTACCCGACGGACAGCATCTTCTGGGACCCGGGCAGCGGCTCGCTGGAGATCGACACCTTCGGAACGGACTACGGCATCCCGCTGGTGCGCGCCGCCACCAAGACGGACTTTCCGGGCCAGGTGCGCCGCAACAACGATCTGCTTTCGAAGGGCTGGCTGCTGGTCATGATCGGCTCAGCGCTCGAAGAGGACTACCAGCGCGCCCGGTTCGACGTCGATGCCCGCGCCAAGGGCACCTGGAAATGGTCCCCACAGTGGCACCCGGACCCGAGCGAGGCCGGTCGCTACGGTTTGCAGGGTTATTACAACGCATACGTGGAGCCGCCCAAGCCCGTGCCGGTGGAGCTGGCGAAGCGCGCTGCCATGATCAAGCGCCAGCGCGAGTACAACGCGAAGCGCGGCGGTAAGGGCGATCCCGAACTCGAAGAAGAGCTGCTGGTCGAAGACCTGTTCGGTTGAGTTGTTGGACAAAATGTCCATGAACTAGTGCGTCAAGCAACCGTGCAGGCAGCTGCATGGGGACCAAGCAACTCAAGGCGCTGTTGCGGACGCTGAACGCCGCTGGCGTCCAGTCGTACACCGATGGGGCCGTTTCGGTGACGTTTGGCGGCCCGATCGCGCCCGTTGTCGACAAGGAAGACGCGACGGGCGCAGGCGAGCTGGTGTTGCCGCCCGGGACGCCTGACCCGGCCGCGATGATTCGCCAGCTGTACGCGGAGCGCGAAGCCGCGAAGAAGGCGAAGCGCAGCTGATGGCCACGGCGAAGTTCAAGAACAAGCCGCAGCCGACCATCGGCGTCCACGACTACAGCCGCCGCGAGACGAACGGGCCGCAGCTGGGCTGGTGGCCCGAGACGCTGGACGAGCGGGGCGCCGCCATGGTGGCGCTGGCGAAGCAGATCGAGACGTCCAGCGCCGAGCTGATGCGCAACGACCTGAACCTGCTGTACGGCAGCTGCTACGAGGGCCGCGCGCTCACGTCGCTGTACCAATACGGCGGGGCCGCGGTGCTGAGCCAGGGCGCGACGTCGCTGGCCAGCACGGTCGACGTGAGCTGGAACCAGATCCGCAGCGTCGTGCAGACGGTCGCCTCCCAGGTGAGCCGCACCAAGCCGCGCGCGCGGTTCCTGACCACGGGCGGCAACTACAAGCAGAAGCGCCGCGCGAAGAAGCTGACGCTCTACTGCGACGGGCTGTTCCAGGAGGCGAAGGCCTACGAGAAGACCCAGCAGGTGTTCGTAGACGCGGGCGTGTTCGACGTCGGTGCGTTGGAGGTGTACCGCGACGGTGACCGGGTGCGCATGGCTCGCATCCTGGCGTGCGAGATCCTGATCGACGCCAACGACGGCATCTATGGGACGCCGCGGTCCATGTACCGGCGCCGCTTCATCGACCGGTCGATGCTCAAGGCCCGCTTCCCGAAGTGCGCCGATGCGATTGCGCGGGCTACCGCGGCCGACCCGGTGCACAACGGCGCCCAGGCGTCGCTCATCGAGGTGTACGAGGGATGGCACCTGCCGAGCACCCCGAACGCCAAGGACGGGCGCCACGTCATCGCCATCGCGGGCCAGGGCGGGACGCTGCTCGACGAGGTGTACAAACGCGACTACTTCCCGGTGATCTTGTTCACCTGGGACCGGTCGCTTGCCGGCGCGTACGGTCGGAGCGCGGCCGAGGTGCTGCTACCCAACCAGACCGCCATCAACACGCTGCTGGACAAGATCGCACGAGCCCAGCACCTGGCCTGCGTGCCCCGCGTCGGCATCCAGCGCGGGTCGAAGGTGCTGAAGAGCGAGATCACTAACGGCATCGGCTCGGTCATCCAGTTCGGGAGCATGCCGCCCGTGTGGTGGTCGCCCACGGCGCTGTCGCCCGAGGTGTATCAGCACCTTGAGCGCCACTGGTCGAAGGGATTCGAGCTCTACGGCGTCTCGTCCGACACGGCGAGCGGGCGCAAGGAGGCCGGCGTCACCAGCGGCACGGCCATCCGCGAGTCCCTGGACATCCAGACCGCCCGGTTCGCGGTGCTGGCCCAGCGCTGGGAACAGCTGCACCTGGACATCGCCCGCGCGGCCATCGACATCGCCCGGGACATCTACGCCGACAACCGCGAGATGCGCGTATCGGCGCCCGGTTCCGAGCTGCTGGAGTCCATCGATTGGGGCGACGTCGACATGGAAGAGGACCAGTACGTGATCCAGGGCTACCCGACGTCGCTGCTGCCCACCACGCCGCAGGGGCGCATCGACCGCGTGGCCGACCTGGTGGACCGGGGCATCTGGTCGCCCAAGCGAGCCGAGGCGGCGCTTGATGACCTGGACGTGGACGCCGCCACCAGCGCGAGCCGCGCCGCCGAGAAGGACATCGAGCGGATGTGCGACGAGATGCTGTCTGGCGGGCGCTACGAGGGGCCCGAGCCGACCATGGACCTGGACGCTTGCCTGCGGATCGCCGGCCAGCACCTGAGCATGGGGCGCCTCGAGAAGGTGCCGGCGAAGGACCTGGACAAGCTGTACAAGTTCCTCGACGACACGGCCGAGCTGAAGAAGCAGATTGCGCCACCGCCCGCGCCAGCACCCGCCGGGCCGCCTGGGGCAGCACCGCCGGTGCCGTTGCCTGCCGCTGCGTAGCGCAACCGCAGGGGCCTGAGTATGCCGAACACTCCAGCCCAGGACCAAGCGATCCTGCGCGCCGCTCAGGCGGCCGTCGGGCGCGACGCCATCAACATCAACCCCAAGATCGGCGTCGGCGTTCCGACGATGGCGGCGGACTTCGCCGGCCAGATCTACGTCGACACCAGCACGGGATTCGCTTACATCGGCCCGGTCGCTGGCGCCGCCACCTGGCGCATCGCCGCGGCCAACAACAGTGGGTCCGTCGCTGGCCGGGTCGGCATCCCGGTGCTGGTCGATCGCACGACCCTGGCCGCGGCGGCCTCGTACGCGCCGGCCGCGTTCGCCGCCGGCACCTACCGCAAGCTGGAGTTCAATATCCGCGCGGACAGCGGCGCGGCCACGGGTATCACGCTGGCGCTGGGCTCCATCACTGGCACGCTGAAGCTCGGCTCGCTCTACACCGAGTCCGCGTTCCCCACCACGCCAAAAGCGGTCGGGTCCAGCGATTGGGCGCTCGGCATGGGTGCCACCCCGTGGGATATCGACGGGTACGCGCGCATCGAGACGGGCGGCATTCGCAAGATCGTGGTGCACGCCGTGGCGCCGGATGGCCTGGGAGCGGGCGACATGCTGACCTATCGCGAGATCGGCTACGCCGCCGACACCACCCACGACGTTACCAGCTTCTCGGCCACGTTCACCGGCGGCACCGTCACCGGCGTCGCTGAATTGTGGGGCATCCCTTTCTAGGAGCCCCTACGGCAACCCTCATGCCGTTAGGGGACAGCATCACCGAGGGTGGACCCACTGGCGGCTACCGCCGCAAATTCATCACCGAGAACGGGCGCTTCCTGCCCGTTGGCAGCCTGTCATCCGACCCGCCCGCGGCGCCGTTCCCGGCGACCCGCATCAAGCACGAGGGCCACGCCGGGTTCACGTCGGCGCAGATCTTGTCCAACATCGCGACGTACTGGACGGCGAACCCCGCCGACAACGTGCTGTTGCACCTCGGCACCAACGACGCGCTGGCGCTGACCGCCGCTGCGACCACCGCCGCCAACGTCGCGGCAATCATCGACTACATCCACGCGCAGAGCCCCGCGACGCGCATCTACCTGGCCGGGACGATCAACATGACGTCCTCGTTCACGGCGGAAAACGCGCTGGTGCTGGCGCAGCGCCCGCTCTATCGGGAGATCGCGACGAACCGCGCGTCGTTCTGCAAGTACGTGACGATGCCGACCTACACCGACGGCCAGCTCGACGGCGGACCGCACCCGGCGAACGCTGCGGCATACGACCTGATGGCCGACGCCTGGACCGCGGGGATGGTGTCCTGACCGACCCGCAACCACGCGGGCCGGGTTATGGCAAAGCGAACCGCACCCGCCGATCTGACCGCTGAAGACGTCCTGGCCGCGAACGAGGCCGAGGGCAACGCCGCCAAGGGGCTCGATGTCGTCGCTGGCGTCACCGAGTCCCAGGCCGAGGCGATCCGGCGCATCCGCGCCGAACGCGAGAAGGAGCGCGCCGTCACCGGCGGCACCGGACCGCGCGTCATTCGGGACTACCAGGACGCCGAGCGTCTCTGGAACCTGGGCATGCTCACCCCTCGGGAAATCGTGGACTGCGAAGAGCGCGGCCTGTTCTCCGAGCAGATCCTGAAGCAACTGCGCGGTCTGGATGGCGGACCGCCGGAGGCCGCGGAGTAACCCATGGCCGCTGGCGAAACCACGTCCGGGCCTGCTGTCGCGGCTGCTGCTGCGGCAGACACCGCTGCGCCTGCGGCGACCAGTCCCGACGACATCATGGATCCTGGCCAGCGCATGGCCGCGATGCTGGCGGAAGGCGTCGACCTAGAGAACCACGGCGCCGCCCCGGTCGGCGCGCAGTTCGAGGGCGAGAAGAAGACCACCGAGACGGCCGAGACCGCCACGCAGGAGCCCACCACCCCTGAGCCCACGACCGAGCCGGTGCCGAACGATTCCGTTCTGCGCCGTGGCTTCGCGAAGCTGGAGGCCGAGAAGCAGAAGCTGCTCGAGCTACAGGCCGAGGCGAAGTCCGCCATCGAATCGGCCAAGGCGAACGGCGAGAAGGCCGGCGCGTACGACGCATTCGTGGCCAAGCTGAAGGCCGACCCGGCGTCCGCGCTGATCGAACTCGGCGGCGAGGCGCTGGTGGACACGGTGATCGATGCGATCGCCGACCTGTCGAAGCCGTCCGCCGAGCGCGAGGTGGCCAAGCTCCGCAAGGAGCTGAATGACCGCCAGGAAGCCGAGCTGAAGGCGAAGACCGAGGCCGATCAGCGAGACGCCATCGCGCGCTGGCAGAAGGGCATTACCGACGAGGTGATCGCCGCCGGCGAGAAGTTCGACCTGGTGAACAGCCTCGGCGCCCCCGCTCACGCGACGGTCATCGAGATGATCACGCAGCACTACGCGGCGACCAAGCAGACGCTCACGGCGTCGCAG